TGCGACACTAACGGTTATACAGTCAAATACGCGATCGATCTGGCCACCGATGGCGGTGCCTTCGTCGAAGTGCTGACGTCTGCGTTCAGTGGCAAAACCACCACCAAGTACGAGCGATCGCACCGTATCGATCTGCCTGCGGCCAAAAGTGGCTGGACCGTGCGAGTACGCCGGTTGACCCCCAATTCCACCAGCGGCGCCATTGCCGACACCACCAGTGTCGAATCAAGTACTGAGGTGATCGACGCCAAGTTGCGCTATCCCGGCTCGGCGATCATCGGTTTGCAATTTGATGCTTCGCAGTTTCAGTCGATACCGTCGCGTTCGTTTGAATTGCTCGGACGAATCATTCGGGTGCCCAGCAACTACGAACCGCAGAGCCGCACGTACATTGGCATTTGGGACGGTACGTTCAAATCGGCCTGGACCGACAACCCGGCGTGGATTTACTACGATTTGCTGCTGCATCCGCGTTATGGCCTGGGCCATTTGCTCAATGCCGGTCAGGTCGATAAATGGGAGCTGTACCGCATCGGTCAGTATTGCGACCAGCCTGTCTCCGACGGCAAGGGCGGGACTGAACCGCGCTTCACCTGCAATCTGTATCTGTCGGTGCGTGCCGATGCCCTGAAGGTGTTGCAGGACCTGGCGACCACGTTTCGTGGCATGTCGTATTGGGGGGCGGGTTCGGTCATGGCGGTGGCCGACATGCCGGAAGACCCGGTGTACACCTACTCCAACGGCAACGTCATTGGTGGCAAGTTCGTCTATGGTGGGTCAGCGAAAAAGACCCGGTTCACCGTGGCGCTGGTCAGTTGGAATGATCCGACGGACTTCTACCGGCAGAAGGTTCAGTACGTCGATGATGCTGATGGTATCGCCCGCTATGGTGTACAGCAGACGGAGATCACTGCTACCGGTTGCACGTCTCAGGCCCAGGCCCAACGCATTGGTAAGTGGGCACTGCTGACCAATCGCCTGGAAACTGAAAGTGTCACTTTCTCGGTCGGTCTGGACGGGACGTTGGCGCGTCCGGGGCAAATTGTCCGCGTGGCTGACAACGACCGCGCCGGGCGACGGATTGGTGGCCGCCTGCGTGATGCAACACTCGATACGCTGACCCTGGATGCCCACGTGACCGCCGAAGCTGGCGATACTCTCACCTTGGTCATGCCGACCGGTAAAGCCGTGTCACGTGTGATCAAGTCAGTGAGTATCAGTGACGAGGCGCAGCGTGTGGTCCTTACTCAGCCTTTGAGCGAGTTGCCGCCGGCGCAGTCGATGTGGGCCATTGATTCCGTTTCTCTGGCTGCACAGCAATTTCGGGTGTTGTCGATTGCTGAAGATTTCACCGACACTGAAATCAAGTACAGCATCAGTGCAGTCAAACATGTGCCGAGCAAGTACGGCGCAATCGACAACGGCTCCCGCATTGAACGCCCGCCTGTCACGGTCATACCGCCAGGCGTTCAGGCGCCACCGACTTCAGTCACGATCAGTAATAACCACTTCGTTGATCAAGGCAGTGCAATCGGTGTGATGACCGTCGAGTGGGCGCGCCCGGCCAACGCCATTGCCTATGAAGTTTACTGGCGCAAGAACGACAGTGAATGGGTATATGCCGGTCGAACCGGCGGTTCGTCGATGGAGGTACGCGGCATTTATGCCGGGCGTTACGTGGCCAAAGTGCGAGCCATCAACGCGCTGGACATCGGTTCGATCTATGCGACTTCGGTGGAAACGCAACTGTCCGGGAAAACCACGCCACCGCCATCGGTGACGTTCCTCAAGGCGGACAGCCTGCTGTTCGGTATCGGCTTGAAATGGGAGTTCCCGGCAGGTGCTGAAGACACGCAGCGAACCGAAATCTGGTACGGGCCGACGGCAAACCTTGAGGCCGCTACCAAACTGGCGGATCTGGCATATCCGCAAAGTGATTACGCGATGCAGAGCCTGTTGGCCGGCACGTCGTTCTTCTTCTGGGCGAGGCTGGTTGATCGCACGGGCAATATCGGGCCCTGGTATCCGACTGGCAATGGTGTGCTGGGTCAAGCCAGTTCAGAGGCAGGACCGATACTCGACATGCTCGCCGGGAAGATCTCGCAGACCGAACTGGGTAAAGACCTACTCAGTGACATTGAAAAAATCCCCGGACTGCAAAGCCAGATTGATGCCCTGGACGAAAGCTATGAGCCAACGAGGACTTATGCGAAATACGCCGTTGTGCGTCAGGCCGATCGGTTGTATCAGGCCAAGGCCCCAGTCCCCGTCAATTCGCCACCACCGAACATCGAGTATTGGGTCGACGTCGGGCAAACAGTCGAGACCGCTACCGGTCTGGTTCAGCAGGTCGGAACCAATACCGCCGATATCAGCAAGATCGACGGCGCAGTAACGGCTCAGGCCGCCGCATTTCAGGCGCTGCGCGCAGCGTCTCGAGACGACAATGGCGAAGGCGAGCTGGCAGATGCGCTCAAGGGTTGGACCAGTACGGCAGCCATCGCCACAGAAAGCAGCGTCAGGGCATCCCAGAACGAGGCAACCGCCCAACGCGTTTCAGCGCTGGAAGTTCAAACTGGCGATAACGCTGCAAATATCCAGTCGCTTGAGAAAGTTGTAACAACCAATAGCTCTGCTACAGCAACGAAGCTCGAACAGTTGAACGCGTCCGTTGGGCAAAACAGTGCTGCCGTTCAGCAAACCTCAAGTGCCATTGCCGATACCAATGGCAAGTTATCGACGATCTGGTCTGTGAAGATGGACACAACGGCGGGCGGCCAAAAATATGCCGCTTCGTTTGGGTTGGGGCTTCAGGCAGATCCTTCAGGTGTTTCGTCACAATTTGTTGTGCGCGCCGATACCTTCATGCTGTTGAACCTGGCTAGTGGAAAGCCGGTATCGCCATTCACCGTGAGCGGCGGTCAAACATTTATTAATGACGCCTTTATTCAAAATGGCTCGATTAATATGTTGAAGATTGGCGATAGCTTGCAGTCGAATGATTACTACCCAGGTACATCTGGATGGAGACTGACTAAATCCGGTAGCTTCGAAATCAACAGCAGCGTAGCCGGACAGGGACGGGTCATCATGACCAATAGGTCGCTCCGGGTGTTTGATGCCAATAACGTCAAGCGCGTACAACTTGGAGATCTGAGTGAATGAGCTTTGGAATGGCGGTATTTGATGCCAACGGTGTACAAACTTTGGGTATGGAAGATTTCACCATTGAAAAGCTGGCTCAGATGAACCTGCCAGCTATGCGCAACATGGGCAATGGAATCAGGTCCGATTATATTTTGATGGACGTTCCAGGGTATAACCCGGCAACTTGTTTTGTTGTGATTACACCGCGGGTTTATGCTGGGTATAGTCAACCAGGTTATCCGGATTTGTGGGGATACGTACCTACCTATAAGGACCTTGGTGGGACGCAGATCGGTATTTTTACATATGTGAACAGGCGGCGACCTACCGGCTATCACAACAACTACGTTGACGAATGGACCGAGCATACAGTCGAGTGCGTGGTCGAAGTCGTGAGGGTTTTGTAATGGCTGATTACGGACTTTCAGTGACGAATACGTATGGGGCTGTGGTTATCTCCAGCACCTATAAAGTGATGGTGTTTTCCGAGCGCGGCAGTTTCAGAATACAGTCCAGGTATACCGATCGCGAAGGCAGCGGCACTGTTACATTCGTGAGACCGATCCTGACACAGGAGGCGCCACAAGTTTTTTTCAGACATGTAAATGGGTTCCATACATCTCTGGGTGTTTACATTACCATGTTGGGAGGACCTGGGAACTGGACGGGTTTTCTGGTGACATCAGCAGTGCGTAACGGGAGTAATTTACAGAACTATTTGATGGAATATGTCATCTGTAAGTTTTCCGACCAGCCCAGTCCGCAACGGTATGGCATGAATATATTTGATGCTCAAGGCCGCATCGTATTTTCTTCCGAAGACAGGGTTGTTCGCTATCACAAGTTTGCCAAGTCGTGGTCGCTGGTAGTAGGTGACTATGTAGATACATACAAAAGCAATCTTGCCATCGAGGCGGATGATTTTGTGTGTGTTTCAAGTATTGATCGTGGTGTTACATGGTTTGCTGATGGTTTTGGTTTTGTAGGTATGAGCTTGCTGGATAACAATGTGCCTGTACTGAATATTACCGCACAAAGGGCGGGCGGCGGATACTGGTATTACCAAGGCACAAATGGAACTTGCTTCGGAATCCCGGTGTGCAAGTTTCCATCGTCTAGATATTACAACTAGCCAACTTGAGGAGGTCGGTATGCCATGGAGCAAGACCGGAACAGTAAGCGTCACAAATAATTCCAATTCAGTCATCGGCGTCGGGACATCCTTTATCGTTAATGGACGTGTAGGGGATGCGTTCAGAGGCCCTGATGGCAGTTGGTATGAAGTCACCAACATAGCCAGCGATACGGCCATGTCGATTTCGCCGAACTATCAGGGCGTGACTAACGGAGCGGGCGGGTATGCATTGGCGCCGCTGCAAGGCTACGTAAAAGAGTCAGCTGATACGTTGCGGGCTTTGGTCAACACCTACGGTACCAAGCTTGCGGCATTGGGGGCCACCGCTAACTTCGACGTGCTGCCTGTCTCGAAAGGCGGGACTGGAGGCGTGTCACCGGCCGCAGCTCGCGCTGCTCTGGAATTGGGCGATGCCGCCTCAGCTACC